CGTTTATAAGCCTTATACATCCAGTAAAAGCCTGCGATTGTTAGCACTACTGATAGTGCTATTACCCAAGGATTGTTTGCTATACTAGCACCTGCGGCACCAAATATTAAAAACAACAATCCGTTAATATAACAAGCTGGACACATATTATTTGCTCTGCGCCGGTAGAATATAATCGTATGTTGCCATACCTGAGTTAACACTAATTTTCATAGCACCTTGATCTGAAATGCTCATAGTTGCATCGCCGTCTAAACCTAAGATTGCTTGTACCTGTGCTACAGGCCAACTCCAAGTGTGCTGTAGTGTACCTTCTACACCATGTTGGAATACAAACTCACCTGCGTGTGTGCTTGCATCACCAAAGCTAAACACTAAGTTGCCATCTACAGTTTTAACATTAAATGTAGGCTCTTCTGAGTGTGCAGCACTCATCAACTTCATACGTGCAATACTTGCCATGCTAGGTTGAAATTCAACAGCCCAAGCAGCACCTTTAAACTTAACAGTTTTAAGTTTTTCTTCAATAATTGCTTTGTTCATAAAGCGATAATCGTTTTGAAAGTCACCTGTTGCGTTTTCAAAGTGAATATGCGTTGGAATAGTTTCACCGTTGCGTTCTGCTTGGACAACTTCAACTTTTGCGTTATCTTTGTACTCTGGATTTTTTAAGTGCAAACTTAGTTTGTCTAGATTAGGCATACCAAATGTACCTACAAACTCGTTAACTGAGTTGTGTGTTTCTGCTGACAAGATTACACTACGGTCTTCTGCCATTGAATCAATTGTTGTGCCTTCATCGTTGCTTACTTTAACAAGCGACAAAAAGCCTAGTGCGTGAGTATGTGCTACTACGTCTTGTAAGATGTCTTTCATTCTACTGTTTCTCCATTGAATAAGTTTATTATATTGCCTAAGTTGTTGTTTGTCAAGAACTTTTCTACTGTGTATTTAGGTTCGAAGCCTAATGCTCGCATTTTTTCCATATTAGCACAAGTCCAGTTCCGCTCTCCTGGGGTATTTAGACGAACCGGTAAGTCCGGCGCCAAGTCTTGGATCCTAACAGGATGCCCCGTACCAATATCAATTATACCATTGACATGTTCTTTTGCTATAAGTATTTCGATTGCATCTAATATATCTTCTAGATGAATAAAGTCTCTGTAGTGTCTAGTTGTATATTCTAGTGTACCATTGCGCAGTTTGTTAAAGAACATATTCTCTCTAGGACAACTATCGCTATACACTGTGTGGAAACGCATGCCTAGTGTATCAGGATAACGTTCTGCTAGTTCTTCTAGCACGTACTTAGACGCCGCATAAGGGTTCAAATCGGGCTCGTATGCGCTCGAACTGCTCGCATACAGTATACGTGTATCTTCGTAACGATCAAACAGTCTACGGCTTGCTTCTACGTTGTTGTTCCAATATGCCGCTGGATCTTTGAGACTTTCACGTACACCACTACGTCCTGCAAGGTGAATGATTAAATCAAACTCTTCAGGAAAGTCACAGTTGAGTAAGTTCTGACTATTGTTTAAGTGATCTCTATCCCAGCCTGCTTCTATATCTATACCTTTTACAGTGTGTTTCTTTTCAAGTCTTTTGTATAAAGCACTGCCTATAAAGCCTTTATGTCCTGTTAGTAATATTTTCATTCTGCTATTCCTTGTTCTTGAAACCACGTTAGGTATTCCCAAGTCTGTCGCCATCCAGTAACATGTTTACTATGATGTGCTACTTGTGCAAGTGGATAGTCATTACCGCCTTCGTGCATTGCATCGCCGAAGAAATAAAGTCTATCTTCTTTGTCAAAGTCTTTTACAATTTGACTCTTGTCAAACCCTTTTGGACTAATGTCGATACCAGTTTCTCCACCAACCTTTGCTTCTAAATCTGGAAACATTAAATTAAATTTATCTGCAATCCAAATTCGTTCAAGTTTTTCAGTATCCCATTCTACATACTCTGCACGTTGTTCTGTATTTGCATTACGTCCTACTATGCTGTAGTTTACCATACCTGGACGATGTTCAAAGTGCAGACCTGTACGTAGAGGAAAGCCACTAAACGTTAGTTGTTCGCTTAACCAATGGTGTGGTGTTTCAGGTAATGTCCAATCGTTTGTTCGAAGATTCTTATTACTTTGCCATACATCGTTGCCGTTGCAGTTGTAAACAGTATAACACAGATTGTATGTGTCTTCACCAATTTGTTCTACTGTTTTAGGCTTGTCACTGCCAGTAACAAGAAAAACTTTGTTGTCACGACAAAAATAGTTAAAAAATTCTTTAAACTTAGGATCAATCGTACCTCTGCTAGGAGTGAGTGTTCCGTCTACATCAAATATAAATTTATTCATACTCTTGTTTATACCTCCATTGGCAATAAGCCTCCCAACCGTATTCATACATAGCGTATGCTACAACAAAGCCAATCCAAGGAATAGCAAATGCTGCTGTCAACATTAAATCTGCTGCTAAAAATGCTGCGGGATAATCATACCAACGTATCATTGTTTAACCCATTTACAAATTGCTTCTTCACCTTGTGTAAATTCTTTATATAAGTCTACAGCATCTGATACACATTCTAACTCTGTAACATACTCGCCGTAACGAACATACTTGTAATCATCCTTAGCATGTGTGTTTACAATGTAGTCTATTACAAATAGTACCCACATCTTATCTATCCGCTAGTGGCATTGTGCTTTGACTATCATGATAGTCGCCTGATTTGTAATAATCACGACAGGCACTTTCTTTAACCATCATACCGTTCTTCAAACGATATGTTACAATCTCTCTACGCACTACGCCGTTTGTGTCTGCATCAAATGCACTTTTAAATGGACCTTCAGTCATTTAATTATCCTTTTCGTCAGTGTTTACTATAAAGTGTACTTTGAGAATACCTTTATTTTCTTCTTTAATAAAAAACTCTAGTTGATTATCTACAAAAATTTTTCTTAACTCCTTTGAAGTAGGGTCAGTTTGTTTAAACTCCATCGATTTGCCTTTCTGCAACTCTTGCTCTTAGATCGCTTGAGCTAAAGCGATGATCACGTTTGTTAAAGTATAGCTCAATGTCACGCTTTGCACAGATTGCTCGACCTGTAAACGTTCCATCTCTATACTCCTCTCCTAATATTCTAACATCTATTTGATACATTGTCAAGATATCTTCTAGATCTTTTTCGGTAGAATACGGGATTATTTCATCAACGTACTTAACTGCTTTAAGTTGCGTATAACGCTCTACAACAGTTTGTATCGGAGCGTTCTTTTCAGCACGATCAATGCTAGGATCAATCTGCAAAGCACAGATAAGATAGTCGCATTGGTCTTTTGCTTCTCTTAACATTTGCACATGACCTGCATGAAGCAAGTCAAATGTACTACAGGTGAATCCTACTTTCATCGTTGTACCTTTTTCTTTGTATTGTTATTACGTTTATTTAGGTTTTCTTGATGTTCTTCTAACAATTCACGGACGTCTTGAAGATGATAAATTACATCTTCAATCATGTCTAGGTCTCTTTGTTTTTCGGTATCGAGTTCAACTTCTAGTTTTACTTTCATTTTAGTCTCCAAAGTCAAACAAACTTGAGAAAGTAGTGTGTTGCTTTGTATCCTCTAGCGGATAGTTTAGCACACCGATCAAATTGTCTAACTTATTATCAATAATAGTTTCTGCCATTGCTGCATCGTCAAATGGCAGTTCTTTAAACCACTCAGGCAGTCTTAACTCATCTGTAGGATAAGCAACACTTGTATAACCGAGCGGATTTGCTTTTAGTTTACAAACAATAACTTTCATACCATCTACAACTTCTTGCGAGTACTTGTCACCATTCATACGCTTTAGTGTATTCCAGTTAAGACTTGCTCGGACGTGTCCGGGCATATTTGCTTTGCCTTGCTTTTCTTCTAAACGTCTGTAGTGTCCTACTTTGTTTGCACGTTTAGGAGATCCTTTCTCCCAACCTGGTCTTGCACTAAATTCTTTTCGGAATTCTGTAATACGATCTAGAACTTCTTTTTGCGGAACGTCAGTAAGCACCATCAACAGCAACTCTTTTAGGAAGTCCTGCATAAACACAGGAGTATCCGATCGTCTTAGATCCAACCCCATTGCTTTTACTTTTCCTGGACTACCGTCTGTGTCTGTTCTAAAACCTTCGTTGTCTGTTACTAGTGCTGCATAACGCTTCTTAGTAATATACAACCCGCTACGTGCTACAATTTCACGTCCTGCTGCAATAACATCACTTCGTGTCTTTGGACAATGAAATGCTTTTGCCATAAAGTCTGGAAACGTTGTATTTGCTTGTTCACAGATTTGATCATACAATATAATTGCCTTTTCTGGCGACCAATCTAGTTTGCCACTTTCAACGTCATCTTTTATTAGTGGCCAAGCACTAAAGTAACACGAGTCAGTATCACCGTAAATCATTGCTTTGCCTACGTGATCATATTCTCCTGCAATACAATTGTTTACTTCTGCACTCATGTGCTTAACAATTTGTCTACCAGTTAGTGTAGTACTCTGGCCAATACGTTTATCAAAAAAGCGACACCCAGGATTAAGAATAGCACCATAAAGACTGTTAAGGTTAATCTTTTTGACCAACTGTCGTTTGTCCCAGTATTCAATTTCTGCATCATTTTTAGCATCTTTCGCTTTCTTTAGCATCTTCTGCATGTCTTTACGTTCAGCATACCAACGCTTTAGAATACCTGGAATAACACCTTCAAACTCTGTTGTAAAGATTGTGCCGTTAGCACTAAGCATCCAAGGCATTTGACTATCAAAGATAAGTTGGTGTATTTCTGCACCACTTAGTACATCGCTACGTCCGTCTTCCCAATCAATTGTAAGAGCAATGTCTTTACGTTGTTCCATAACAGCATCATATTCTTCTGTAGAGAAACGTCCTTCCCAACTACCTGCAAAGCTCTTCTTTTTCAACCCCATGTCTTCTGTAACACGAGCATCGCTAATCTCTGGACGGATCTGTCCTACAATGGTTTCTGGCGCCATATTTAGCGCACGAATCACACTTGGATATAGTGAATTCAAATCCATACTAGCAATCCACTTGTGTAATCCTTTTTTTGGAAACGCAACATACGCACCAGCAGCCTGTGTGTTTTCGTCGTCACGTTTCTTGCGATTGGGCACTTGCAGTCCGCGATTGTGTGCTTCGTTAATAATGCCTTGCTCGGTAACAGCAACAGCGCCCATTGTAGTTTGTAGTAACACAGTGTTTTCGTGTGCAACTGTGTTACTTAAATCAATAAAGCGTAGCTTCTTGTCTAGCTTGTCAAGTAGTGCAGTATCCTGAATGTTATATTCAATAAACTTGCGGAAGTCATTGTTGTACAGCTGATCCAGTGTACCTTCATACGGCACTTTGTTTTCGCCTACTTCAATTTCACCAATTGCATCCAGTCGATATGTGTGACGTTCCTCATATGTGTACTTGCGATACAGTTCTAAGCTATCCAAGTGTACACGGCCTACTAGATCAAATGTAACTGCTGCCTTGCCGTACTTTTCATAATCACGTTTCTTAGGCAACTGACCCCACAAGCAGAATCTACGTGTGTCATCTTTGCTTAGTACTCTAGCAGTACGGTTTACAGTGTATGGAATATCATAACCTTCACTGTTCCAACCACTTAGAATATCAGCATCTTCGATCAGTGTTAAGAACGTGTCAATCATGTCACCTTCTCGCTCAAACAGCATTACATTGTCAATGCCTTCTAGTTCTGCTTTTGCCTGTTCCATTGTAAGTGTCTTGGGCGGAACAGCAAGACATACCATTGTTTCCATCCATTGCAAGTATACAGATATAGAAGTAATTGGCATAAACGGATCTGCCGGATCAGCAAAGCCGCGCTCTGGATCAAAGTCTGTCTCAATATCGAAGAAAGCAATATTCAGTTTAGGACCATCTTGATTGAGATAGTTTTCACTCAAACACTGAAAGATAGGATTAACGTCACTTTCGAATAGTTCTTTGTCTCTGTTTATTGCAACTTCTTTACGAAAGTCTTTTGTGTTCTTGCACACAATACGACTTAGAGGATCACCGTACACACTCTTGTACTTGCCTCTTTCGTCTTTATAATAAAACGTATATTTTGCTTGATATTCGCGGAAATGTCGCTTCCCGTCTCTGCGTTCGACTACTCGAATAATATCTTGATCGCGATCAAACATCGCGTCTACATATGGCATTCATTTCTCCTTGTTGCTTCTGGCCAACTAACCTTCTTACCTGCTCGTAAAGTGAGCGAACCTACAAGTATATAGTATTATATAAAAAACAATTGGTAAAGAGCGATAGTATTCATCATTACAAACCAACTGCATAATACAATAACAAATGCTGCTTGTCTAATCACAGCACTTACTACACCCAACAAACTGCCTACAAGATACATAGGAACAAATATTTTTGTTGCAGGATCTAAAATAGTAAATGTTAGTACAGCACTTGCGCCAATTAGCAGTGTTGCTTCTATCATTTCGGCATAGAATGCTATAGGACTTGACCTATAGCTTTCTTTAAAAAAATCACCTATGCGACTAATCACTTGTCGTAGCCTAGTGTAGTAATAAGTGTTTCGAGATCATCGTATGCATCAGCATGATTTTCCCAGTCACGTTTTTGTGCAATCTTAATTGCCTTGTTAATTAGACTAGGTTTAATATCTAGTTCTTCTGCTACTGCTTTAACAGTTTCTTTAAGACCCATATTAAGGTCTTCTACTTCTTGTAGTACTGTTACACCTTCTTGTACCAGTCGTTCAAGTTTTGCCTTTTCGTCAGCACCGTATACTCTATCGCTCATAGATTACTCCTTTGTTAATTTACATTTATTATACGATATATTTAGATAGATGTCAAGTATTAAAATACTTTTTTGTTATCAAACGCACGTTCCCACCCGAAGAACTGCGCCTTATAGTCCGAATGGTCGTCACTTGATAAGTTTTCCCATTCATCTCTACGTTGGTATAAACGCATTGCACCGTCATACCAATCTGTATTATCGATAATTTGTTCTAGTTTAAACTTTGCTTCTTCGGCAGCGTCTAAGTTGTCAAAGTCTTGTTCGATGTGTATCACTTCCATAACAATGTCACGGGTTACATAATCCAAGCTAAAGTCAATGCCATACTTAGGTTTAATGTTTAGTAACTTCTGTAGTATAGGACGATTTTTACAAACTTCTTGAATTTGTTCTCTAGCATCGCCTGCAAATGCATAACGTGTTAACAGCATACAATGATCCAACACAAGACCGTGCTCGCTAGATTCAGTGTCTGTGTACCATTCTTGTACAGGTGCTATGTGGTATTGGATTTCGCGATTAAGTTCTACCCCGTTAGCTTCATAGTGCAAATGTTCTAATGGAGTAGGAACTTCGTAACCGTCTTTGTCAAAGTCCTTGAAAGGCAGCGTTTCAACTAAAGATCGCTCTATTGGTTTAGTAAGAAATGGAAGGGTTGTAAACTTAGGATTTAAATTTACTAAATTCAAATAATCAATCTCTCTGCGAATTAGCCCATAAATTATCAGCATTTCTAAGCCAAGTATATAATGCTTGATCAACTGCCCTTTTAGTAATACTACCATCGCGTTCAATAGTATCTACTAATCGATCTCTTGTTGCGAATAATGTTACACGAGCGTAATTATCATTACCGTTTACAGTTGAAGTCTCAAACCATACTCGGTAAGGACCATCGTCAACATTGTTGTCACGAATTGCAAATAGCTGACGCACCCAAGGTCGTATATAATCCTCTCTTAGTCTGATTGGATCACTCCATCCAGTACTATTAGTAGGTACCCATTGAGATATGTCATTTAATGTTTCTGTAGTATTCAATACTACAGCATTCGTTGCAGGAGTATCGTCATCAAAGTGGTCTGGTAAATCAAAATTTACTCCACGGATTAGTTTTCGATATATTGCACCCCAGTTTGCTTCATTAGGAGTAAACCCAGTAATACCATATCGACTTGCTCGAGTAATCCAATCCGATGCAGTTATGTTTGGCATACTGTTGCCAATTGAATTATTAAATGCTTGTAAGTTTCTACGAACTCGTAATCCATTATCTCCAAAAGATCTAAAATCTGCACTAGGACCGCCTCTTAAACCGCTGCGTGTAATCCAATAATTTGCAATTCTAGCCCATTCAGTCTCATCAAATGCATCTGCCATTTGTTGAGAATTTTGAATTCTGTCACCTTCGCGTGTTTCTTCTAAAAATATATATCTCATTACAACCTACTTATTTTCTTGTACAATGATAAAATATCTAATGATTCGTTACTAGTGTTACCTATTTGAATTATGCCATGACGTATAAAATGATTTCTAATACGAGTTTCTGTTGCTTGACTAATTGTCCATTGGTTTTGTATATCAATCCATGGTCCGGTCCTAGAGCCTGACACTATTTGATAACCACTATATATTCTTTCCCATTGTTCTGGACTTGTAATTTGTGCTATTGCGGATAATAGCTTTGCGTCATCTGATCCAAAGTTTTGATCAACAACTTCCCATATATCTATTATTATATCTTGTTCTTCTCTAGTATATTGTTGTAAAGCTGTACGGTATTCAGATCGTTGTGAATCATCTGTTCTATCTTTAAGATCTCTAATCTCGTTAACAAAGCTAGTAGCTGCTTCGATTATTTCTTCACGTTCTGCTACACGTTGATCGTACTGAGAGTCATCAGGACCATCTGATCGAATTCTTGGTATTACAATTGTATGGAATGGTCTAGTTACTTGTTGTCCACGTAACACTCTTTGGAACAAAACAACATTATTAAATAAATCTTCTAAAACTTCTTGTGATAATTCAGTATTAGCTATATTAGTTCTAGTTGCCTCAAATAGTCTATCCTGTTCTAGTCTGCTTAGATCAGTTCGGAAATATAGTTTAGCATTAGCAGCAAATACTTCGTCGAGCGGACCTGTGGTAGAATATGTAGGCCGAGCCAGTCTTCGACTATCTCCTAGATCGTCTAATGACCTAGAAGCGCCTGTTCTTAGTAGTGCCTGGCTACATATTGCGTGAATATTCCTATTTATTGATGTTAACTCGTCTAAGGTTTTCATAATAGATTCGTTAGGTTGAATACGTCCATCTCTAACTGGCATAAATGTATACTCGTCAGTATTTGGTTGTCTAGTAACATATACCTCTGTAACATCTGCCCCTTGCAATCCAAGACGTAACACTCCTGTGGTTTCGTCACTTAGTGGCAACATTTCTGGTACTGTTTGTTGATCAATGCCAAAAAAGTTATTATAAAAATTATCAACTTCTTCAGGTGTGCGCACTCCGTCTACTAACGGTATCCAAGCATCTAATAAATTTGGCCAAGAAGAATAATTTATAAAGGCACTTTGACCATCATCGCGTTCTTCTACTAAATCTGCTCCATATCTTTGTCTAGTTGTATCAACTTCTTCAAGTGTATTTAATACTAAAGAAATATCAGTATCTGAAGGAGTAACTATTACTTGATTATCGTTTTGATTAATAACCCAGGACTTACCGTTGTCTGTTCCACTGATAGACTCGCTACCTGTTTCGTCACTTGTTACGCCACCTTGTTCGTCACTTGTTTCGCCATCTGTTTCGTCACTTGTTACGCCACCTTGTTCGTCACTTGTTACGCCACTTGTTTCGTCACTTGTTACGCCACCTTGTTCGTCACTTGTTTCGCTATCTGTTTCGTCACTTGTTACGCCACCTTGTTCGTCACTAGTAGTAACCAAACCACCATTCTGAATAGTAGTTGTTGCTCTTTCAACTACATCATTTTTAAATTCTGGAAACGTATCTATAAACTGTCTATTATTTTGTAAAAGTCTTTCAAGTTCGTCAACCTCTTCTTGATTTAAATTTCTTTCTAATAATTTAGCTATACTACTTTTATATTGAAAAGGAACTACACTGTCGCCTAACGCTTGTTCTTCTAGTATATTTAATAACTCTTGCATACGATTAAAGTCAGTTACTACATCAGTCATACTGCTAATTGTATATCGACCTGCGTCTCCATCTGGTTCTAGGTCAATTTGTGTTCTTTGGAATGCCTGTACTGCTTCTGTTGTTCTAGGACCATACTTACCGTCAACACCGTTATTACCAACATTTAATCCTAAAGAAACTAAAAATTCTTGCAGTTCTTCAATGGCTTCAACTTCGTCACGATCATTTCGCAGGCCTCCTTTTTCAGCAGCAACAAATCCGTTTAAATGAGGTAAAACGTTACCTGTTGGATTGCTTCTTTGCTCGTCACCTGTTTCGCTATCTGTTTCGTCACCTGTTTCGCTATCTGTTTCGTCACTTGTTTCGCTATCTGTTTCGCCAGGTATCACTGCGTTCTCAATGTCACTAAAATTAACTGCTGCATTAGCAATTCTATATTTTAATGATCCTTCGTCTTCAAACTGTAGCCAAGTACTTTGAAACCAATTTGGCAGAAACCCTCGTCTTGCAGTAGAAGATAATATTGTTTCTAAATTTTCCGCATAGCTTTCTTCTTCAAAGACTGAATTATCGTAAGCTGCATAACCGTCTTGGCCAGACTCTGTTATTATGATAACTATTCCGTCATTGCCTTGAGTGTCTGATGCAAAGGGATCTTGATAAATTCCTCCCGTGAGTCCGGCTCTTTGAATTAATTGTGCAGCAGTAGTTTCTATATCTTTAACATTAAGCTCTCTTTGATTAGCACGAGTATCTTGTAGTCGATTAGCAACTATCTGTACTGCCGCAGCAATCTCTCCACCATTTGTAGGCGTAGGCATGTCAGTTACTAGTTGTTGAATTAACGTACTTGATATTTCACGCATGTATTAATCCTTATTGGTTAGTAGTCTTACTAGATAGTTTTGATTTTAGTTTTTCTTTATAAGATTCAGTTGCCAACTCAGGGTTAACTATTCCTTGATCTTTGCCAAACTTTAATTCATATTCTAAATTATGAAACACTGATCCTAAGTAATCGGCTGCTTTTGTAATTTTAGCCTGTTGCCAACCTTGTAGTCCTTCTGCTTCTGTTACATTTTTCATCATGTCGTGTAACTGAATTGCATACTTTGCAATTTTGTACAAATCAGCACGAGCCATTTGTACTTCGTGATCGCGTTCGGCCATATCGGCTAAATCGCCTAAACCTTCTTTAAATTCTTCTTTTCTCATTAGAGCTGCTCCAATTATACTAGTATAACGTATTTATCAGTTTTGTTTTTTCTTCTTACGTTTTTTGTTTACAGTACCGGCTCTACTAATAGTACCAATACCGCCATTTGCAAATCCGTTGCCGCCACCCATACTAGAAGCAAAAGATCCTGCACCCATTCCGCCTGCCGAAGCAGTTTCTTTAACAGCGTTACAATTACAATGTGGGCATGATGGAGCACACGTACAATCTTCTGCTTTAACATCACTACCACAGCATCTGTCTGAGCAATGTGTATCTCTTTTTTCTTCTGCTAGTAATTCATTTATTTTCATTATATTTCCTCCAAAATGCATTGCGTTCGTTAGTACTTAGTCTTTGTTCTTCGTGTTCTTTGTACTTTTTAACGTAATACTCTATGTCCATTATTTCTTCTTTCTACCTGACTTCATGTTCGCACACCAATGATACATTTTAGCCTTTTCGCCACTTGCTTTTTTAGCACGTTTGCGTAGTGCTGTAACGCTTCCATTACAACTAGCACCTGACTTCTTTACTCTACCAGGTCTGCTTTTGCCTTTTTTCTTACCGTCAGCAAAGTTTTCACTAACTGCATCTATACCTTTCTTTGCTAAAAATCTTTGCAATGCTGTCAATTCAGTCATACCAATATATGCGGCAATACTTTGTGCTAACGCTGCTCCATATGAAAGCACAAACAGCTCAGGCCCTAAATTTTTATATTCGCCTGCAAGTCTACGCTTCTCTGCATCACGTAATAACTCAAATTCTATCTCATCAGGAGTCATTTGTGGTCCACTGTTCTTACCTTCTGCAAAATTTTGTAACTGGGTAAACAGTCTACCCGGTTTTTTAGGTGCAGATTCTTTTTCGTAAAGATCAGTTATATCATGACCGCCTTCTATGCAAGCCTGTTCCATAGCTGTAAAACGTTTTTCTTCAGTTTGTAGCACATCTCGTGCTGTACGTATTGCTCTAGTACCTTGTGGATGATTAGGATTAATACTTACAACTTCGCCATTAATTAGTTCTGCAATGTTTGCTGCTTTACCTACACGATCTAATACTTGATGTAATTTATCATTAGCATCATACCCGCCGGTTTCGTAGCCTTTTTTACCACGTACTTCTATACGTTGCTTGTCTTTGGTATCCATAATGTGCAGCACATCGATGTGTTTATCACGCTCTAAACGTAGTTTAATGCCTTCGGTGAGACCCAAGTTAAACAATACATTAGTTGAGTTGCCTTTTACTTTTTTAGATAATGTAGGTGGCTTACCGTCTTTGTCTACAGTATTGCCAAACTTAGCGGCTTGTGTTTTGATTTCGTTAGGAGCAACATCAACAGTAGTGTTAACACCTTTAACAATTCTTCCGTCTTCAGATAAGTCACTTATTTTCATTTCTTACGTCCCCTAAAGCCTCGAGGCATATTTTCGCCTGTCATTTTAGGAAGTCCAAACCAAAGTTCGAACCATTCTTTGTCACCTGGTTTAATATTCTGTTCGCGTTCTTTTTTACGATTAGATGCGGCTGCATCACTGATATTTTCTAAAGTATACTCTGTGTATCCTTTAAATTCGTTAACACCTGCTAGTTTTTTGATATACTCAAGTTCATCCACGGCTAGACCTTTTTGGTTTACCGTGTTTGTTATGCTGTGCCCATGCTATAGCATATGGAGCTCCCGGGTCATCAAACTTACCTTTTAATTTTTTAACTTGTTTTTCTCTGCCTGGCGGAGCATCTTCTGTTTGTCCTGCTTTTTGCAGTGCTGTTAAAAATTCTTTGTGCTTTGTTCTAAAGGTTCTAGCAGCTCTGTCAGGGTCTTGTGAATACATTCTTTGCCATGCTTTAAATTGTGGGTCACTACTAAAAGTATTTTTTAACCACTGTACTGGACTAAATGCTTCTGCTGCTACAGGCTCTTCATCTCTAATGCCCATACCTTGTCTAACTGCTGCAAACATTTCATCTGCTAATTCTGGTTTAGGAACACCGCTTCTAAACCCTGGTTGTTTTTTACCTGTTTCGTCTGTCCAGTCTTCAAGTTTTCCTTCAGCAGCAAGTTTCTTTAGTTTACTTGCGCTCATGCCTTCCGCACCCTCAGCATCCGCATCACGTTGGCCTGCGCTAACCACTTTAATTGACTTGAAGTTGTAATCTTTACCATTATATTTGTTAATTAATTCTTCAAATGATTGTGTTCTATCTGAGCCTGCAACATAAATTAGATTTTCGTACCCTAATGAATTTATTTTTTGCAATGCCTGAATAACAGTTTTTACTTCAGGATTACCTATTGTAACTTCTGGAAAAAAGAATTTTGCATAACGTAACTTGTCTTGAAAAGATAGTGGATCTGTTTTAGGCTTTTGCGTTTGACTTAAAAATATATACGGATCGCCACCTTGACTTTTTACTACATCAACTAATTTAGCATGTCCTATAGTAGGGGGATTCATTCTTCCAAATGCCATTACCGCAGTACGGGGTGATTCAAATAACTGACGCAGTCTCATTTGTATTCACCTGCTTTAATTTGTTCCATTTCCTCGGAAAATATTTTATCAATAATATTAGCTCTATCTTCTATTGTAAACACTTCGTCAGGAACTTCGGCAATATCATATTTTTTACAGTATGCACCTATTGCTGTTTCTATCATTCCTCCTAAGCAACTTTGTTTATCAATTTTAGAGCCATTGCGTTGCAGATCGGCCATGTTAGATACAGCCGGAAAAAATGATTTACGATAAAATAATGGATCGTTACGCATGAAAACACAAACATCATCTACTATGTCATAATCAAATTTATTTTCAGGTTGTTGGGAAAATTCATCTATTCTCATATTACCACTTCCTACATGACCAGTAACGTGCTTTATGTCTTGGACCGGGATTATCACAGTTGTGTCTTGCACGGAAACTGCGTCTACGTTCTGGATTGTTCTTTTTAATCTTAGCACCTTTTTGTCCAAAGTTAACTTTAACTACATTACCTTTTGGATTCTTTACATATACTTTAAACTTTTTAACATCACCTGCCATAGGTTTGCCTAGTTTAACTTTACGTCCTTGGTACTCTGCTTCGTCTAAGTCGTCATCTTCGTTAAACCACATAACTCCGTAGTCTTCAAAAAACTCATCATCATCTTCGTATGTTATTTGATCTTCAACAGCTTCATTTGCTGAAATTTCAATATCAAAATCTTCGTATCCTTGCTCAAACATATAATTAGCTAATTTTTCAGCATATTCGTCTGCTTCGGCTTCTGATAATTCTCTTTGTAGAGGAATTTGAAATACTGTTCCGTTTTGCTCAGTTTCAAAAATTTCTTGTTCTGCAAAAATGCTCTCATCTAATAGTTGAGCGCCTTCTTGTTTTTCCATTACTATTCTTACAAAGTGTTCCATTCTACTACCTTAATGATTTAATACTATTGAATTTATTGTGCCGCCAGTGTATTCGACTATTGCTCTTACCCAAACATAATTACCGGTAAAACTTTTAACAGCACTTGATGTTTCGTTGCCAGCCGTATATGTATGCACATCAAACCAATCGCTATCACCCGGGTCGACTACTAAAGTGCCTTGTATAGTTATAGTTCCTGTTAGTCCATTATAAGTATATTGGACCGTATGTAAACCGTCACTACGTCCGTAGTAACCGTCCCCTTTAAACTTTTCTCCAGTTACAGTCTCAACTGTACTGTCTCCGGGATGTGTTGTTGCTGATAAAATAGTTTCACTCTGTGCCATATAACTATTTATCTATATTTGGTTTAACTATTAATTTGTCGATCCTGCGTATATTTGTAGTCATTAAACTACAAAGTTGCAAGGTTTTTTCGTCTCTTGCATAAAAATACATACCATTGACAAATCCGCTATTAATGATTTCGTTAGATGCAATTGCACCTAATTTGATTAAATTAGGATTTGCAATAGCCCATTTGCCAAACGCAGGTTCTCCAGACCCTGTTCCAAATGTTACCTTATAGTTATAACCTATATCTTTCTCAATAATAATAGTATTCGAATTTAGTAATTCTTTATAATCATCATTAGGCTTTGATAACGATATTACTTTATCTAAAGAAATCTGTTTTGCAATTTCGTTAATCCATGTTAAGTCATTTGAATATACAAGCATAATACTTGATTGAATTCTTAACTTATATTTTTTTGCTTTGGAAAAAATACGATATAGTTTAGTAGCATTAAAGAAATCAGTTTCTGATACATTTATTTGTCGTAGCCCTCTATTAAAACATAAAGGACTACCTTGATCGTATAAACTATGAAGACTGTCTAAAGTAGATCGTGCTAACGGTAAATTTTTCTCTCTAAAAAATATCGAAAGACTATTTCTTATTTCGAGTCTATAAAGATATTGTCCATAGAATAATTTATGAGTTTCAAACGTTTTCAACAATTTCTTCCGACTTGCAGATTAGAATAAACTTATCGTCTTTAAAGTCAATATTTAATGTTCCACCATTTTTTAGATCACCAAACAGTAACTCTCTAGACAACGGACGTTTAATTTCTTTATCAATTACACGCTGCAATGGACGAGCACCATTTTTAGGGTCAAATCCTTTGTCTACAAGTGCATCTAATGTTTCGTCTGTAACACTAATTACTACATTTTTATCTTTAACCATGTCTTTAAGCTCAACAAGGAACTTGCCAACAATTTTTAGCATAACTTCTTTGCCTAGTTTAGCAAATGTAATTACACCATCTAGTCTGTTTCTAAACTCTGGAGCAAAGAATTTTTTAAGTTCGGCATCTTCGTAATCGTTATTATCAAAGTCATCACCGAATCCAACTGTATTTTTCTCTGCTGACTGGGCACCTAGATTAGTTGTGAGAATTAGTACACAGTTACGTGCATCAGCTTCTTTACCATTTGAGCCTGTTAGCTTACCGTTGTCCATTACTTGTAGCAAGATCTGCGAAACATCTGGGTGAGCCTTTTCAATCTCGTCTAGCAATAATACACAGTTAGGATTTTCCTGCAATTTTGTAATTAGTAAGCCGCCGTTTTCTTCGTGACCTACGTATCCTGGAGGGCTACCAATTAGTTTAGCAACACTATGTTTTTCTTGATATTCGCTCATATCAAAGCGTACAAGTTCTACACCTAATTGACTTGCAAGTTGTTTTGCAGTTTCTGTTTTACCAGTTCCAGTTGGTCCCATAAATACAAATGACCCAATTGGTTTGTCGTCTGGTTTTAGACCTGCTTGGCTAACAAGAATTTTGTCAACAATGCCTTCAATTGCTTCGTCTTGACCAAACACATTACCTTTAAGATTCTTTTCAAGATTTATTAGTTTCTCAGTTTCGCGTTGAGAAATTTGTTCTGGAGGCAATTTAACTACTTTCGAAAGCTCAAACTCAACTTTTTCTGCTGTAACAATTTTATCTGTTTCTTGAGTAATTTTAAAACGAGCACATGCTAAGTCAATTAAATCAATTGCTTTGTCTGGCAACTTTTTATCTGATTGATATTTAATGCTAAGTTTAACAGCACTTTCAATTGCTTCTTCAGTAATAACAGTTTTGTGGTAATCTTCGTAGTATTTCTTAATTCCACGTAAGATGTCTCGTGTTACTTCCGGTGTAGGCTCGTCTACTGTTACACGTTGGAATCTACGCATCAGCGCACGATCCTTTTCAAAGTACTTGCGATATTCGTCCCATGTAGTTGATGCTACTACTTTAATATTACCTTTTGTAAGTGCAGGTTTAAGCATGTTAGCAAGATCATTTGAATTACTTTGTCCGCCTGCGCCAGCACCATTCATCATATGTGCTTCGTCAATAAACATAATAGTATTGCCTTTACTCTTAAGACCTGCCATTACAAGTTTAAAGCGTTCTTCAAAATCACCACGGTACTTTGAACCAGCAAGCATTGCACCGATGTCTAGCATAAAGACTTCATATTCTTTTAGGAATTCTGGTACATTATTATTAACAATGTTATAGGCCATGCCTTCGGCAATTGCTGTTTTACCTACACCAGGATCGCCTACTAAGATTACATTATTTTTACTGCGACGACCTAAAGCTAGTGCAATACCTTCAAGTTCCTCTGATCGCCCAATGATAGGATCAATTTTATTTCTCTTCGCTTCAATGTTAAGATTAGTGGTAAATGCATTAAGAGCTTTTTGTGCAGCACCTGACATTTCTTCGTCTTCAATAAGTTCGTCCATTTCCGAACTAACATACTCCGAAAACGAGTCTTTGTTAATATTCGATTTTTCACAAAAGTATACAGCATGGCTTTTCTTTTCACTAAGCATACTTAGTAGTACATCACTTAAATCTATTTCGGAACGTCCTGCAAAAAGTGTTTGTGTAAATGCACGATTAAGTACACGCTCTACTGCTTGTGTCTTTTTAGGCTTATACTTTGGATCAGAAATTTTAATTTCTTCTAAATTATTTTTTAGATAATGTTCGAGATTTGTTTTTAAATAATCAACGTCGGCACCAAACCCTTTAACTAGATTATAAAAATTTTCAGAACACAGCATAGAAAAGAGGAGATGTTCTACAGTTACGTATTCGTGCTGTAACTTTTTAGCATCTTTAATACTTTTTTCAAATACTAGTTGTAATTCTTTACTTGGTTCAACCATTTTGCTTTTTCCTCATTTTATTTTGCTTTTTCTTTGCGCGATCAAGTTTAAGTTTACTAACTCTGTCAGTAAATTCAATGCCGTGTAAGTGATCATATTCGTGTAAAAAACATCTTGCATCAATGTCTTGTAATGTTATTATACATTCTTTTGCGTCAGTGTCAAGATATTTTGCTGTAACAAATTTTGGTCGTTTTACTGTTAAAAACAAATCTGGATGACTTAAACACCCTTCGGGCATTATTTCTTGATCATCTGATACTTGTAATATTTCAGGATTAATAATAGCAAACGCTTCTTTGTTATTGTCTAGATAAGGCCGCATAACGAAAATCTGTGCATTTAATGCTACTTGGTTAGCACTTAGACCAATGCCACCTTCTTTGTGCATTAATTCTATCATTTGTTTAGCTACTTCTTTAGCATTTAGAAAATTAAAGCTAAACGGATCTAGTTGTTTTTCTAACCAAGGATCGGGTGATTTTACAAGTTTAAGATCCATCTATTATTCCTCTAATTTGATCTATTTGTGTAGTACTTAAATTTTTAGGTATTTCAGCTTCAATTTTTATAAGCATATTTCCTTTTCGTCTTGTTCGTGTATTTGGGATCCCATAACCATTCATACTAAAAGTTGTTCCGTTTTTTGTGCCTGGTGGTATAGTTAGTTCTATGTTTCTATCGTCGGGTGTAGTTATTAATATACGTGTTCCTACTATCATCTGTAAACAGTTGACTTTTTTAATAGTATACACATCGTTTCCGCGGATGTCAAACTCTTTATTAGGTAATATATTAATTACAACAAATAAATTTCCTCTTGGTCCGGGTATTATATTTTCTCCTAAGCCAGGATATCTTATCTTATCACCGTTAGATACCCCTGGTGGAATATCTAAGTCAACTGGTTGTTCTTGTCCGTTTCGTAATCTATATACTGCTAACACTTTTTTACCTATAAAAAGTTCTTTTATAGTCATTTCTACTGCAATAGTTATATCCGGATTGCGTGGTTGCTGTCTTTGGTTTTGTCTAAATCCAAACTGCGCAAACAGGTCATCAAACGGATGTCCTCCCATATTACTTGTATTAAAATTATATTGTGGTTGAGGGTTATCATACTGCTGACGTTTAGCAGGATCTTTTAGTGTACTATATGCTTCGTTAACTTTTTTGAATTGTGCTTCGTCACCGCCCCTGTCGGGATGGTGTTGCATACTTTGTTTCTTGTATGCTTTCTTTAACTGTTCTGAAGAAGCGTTTTTAGGTACGCCTAGAATAGAGTAATAGTCCATACAGTTATTTACCGCACAGACTATTACATTTTAATGTTAGTGATTACTTTTTATTCTTAACTGCGTCAGCACCAAAGAATGCTGCTACTAGTGCAGAAATTGCAACAAAGTATGTAGGAGCAATATCACCTACAATGCCAGCTGCTACGTCTAGACCTAAGAAGCTAGTTAGCACGATTGTAAATGGGTATAGTAGCATACCAAATAGTGCAAACCAAGTCATGCTGCGCATTGCATCACGTTGTGCATCAGCATCTTCTAGTGCTTTACGTTTAAATTCTAAGTGCATATTCATTTCTTCTTTTGAAATGTGTCCGTCACCGTTTGCGTCCATGCCCTCGACTGCTGCTGCGTCGATTGTTTTAGTTTCTTCTGTCATTAGTCTTTCCCCTCTCAATTACCAGAATTTTAATTTCTTTGCTGCGCCTGAAATAGCATTACCTGCGGCAGATGCTCCGTCTGAAATGGCGCCGCCTATTTGATTAACACCTTCGCCCATTGCATCCCAAGCAGATTTACTGCCCAATTCCTTTAGTGTGTTGTCTCCTACACATTCATATTCAGCAGGATCATATACTTGACCGCCGCATTTATACTGTTTGCTTTCATCAGCAAATGCAGTAGTAGATGCTATAAGCATCATTGCAATTAAAGTTTTTTTCATTTAGATTTTCCCTCTAGTTTAGCAATACGAGCCTCAAGCTCGTCAATTTTGTTTGTTATTTTAGGATACTTTACACGCCAAGCATTAGGATCATTTTGTAGCCACGTCCAGCCCCAACGTATTGCAAGGTATTCTAATGTAGCATCAAATTTTTGTACGCCCCACGTTGCTATTCTTGTGTCTTTAAACCAGAATAAAAATGCCGCACCTAATACACTACCTGCAATAGCGGTATAGATCCACAAGGTGTCGCCGAACATTGCTTGAATTGTTTCCATAGTAAACCCTCTCTTTACTATGAGTATTTATCTTACAATGCTAGGATTAATGAGCAAGGACAAATCAGGAGGAAGTTTAGAACACTTTCCAAAAAGGGTTGTTATCTTCTTCTACAGACTGTTGTGCTTCTACTTCTGCTGCTGCACCTTCTATATTGCTATTAGCAGCGTCGAGTGCTTCGTTTGCGTTCTTGTAGTAGTTTTCGTATGCAACAATAATTGCTTGCTGTTGTTGAATGTATGCACGTATACTAGAAAAGTTTATACTAAGATTTTCGTAGCCTTCGTCAGTAAGTGCAAAGAACACTACTGGTCTGCCGTTCTTAGATAGTTCAGCTACTTTTTCTTCAAAGTTTTCTGGAGTAAGAAGTACCCACGTAACATCTTTCATGTTGAGTGCTTCTGGATTAGGAAGTACAAGCTCAGGTTTGTCTACAGGTTTAGCACTAACCTCAATCTTCTGAGGCATGCTTGTGCATCCACTAAGGAGTGCTAGGACCAGGCCAAAGCCAAGGACATTCGTTATTAAACGCTTTCCCATCTTTTGCTTCCTTTTCTTTATCAGTTAGTTCTGCACCTGCAAGTAATTCAAAACATCTACCTGCATTAATCGTGCCTTTGTTTACTAGTCTTTCTACTAGTCCAGGTTTCCCTGCGCCTAACACAGCTAGGTCGTGTTTCGCAAGTTTATCTGCTAGTACGTTATTTTGCGCACGTATAGCAGCAAACTCTTGATTAACACGACTTAACTCTGCGTTTGCCTTTGCGAAATCGGCTTGCAAAGTCGAAACAGCCTCTTCACTTATAGCTACTGCTGTTTCTAACTTTGCATTGTTTGCGTTTAGGATAGCAATGCGTTCTTGTGTATCTTGATAATACATATAGCCAGCACCGCATAGTGCTAACATCATAATTGCCATTACTGCTGCTAGCTTCATACCCATATTAGTCGTCCAATAGTTTCGCAAATGTTGCAGGTCCTGCAATACCGTCTGCTGTTAGACCGTTTGCTGCCTGCCACTCTTTTAACGCACGTTCTGTGCCAGGCCCAAAGTCGCCGTCTGCACTAACACCTAATGCTTCTTGCATAATCTTAACGCCTTCGCCTTTAGAACCTTTGCGTAGTACACCGATATCATCAATGATATCTTCGATGTCATCGTCGTCTGCTGCTAAATCTTCAGCATCCATGCCTAGTACTTCCATTGCATGCATGTAACGCTTCTTACGATCTTCAAGACCAATGCTTCCGCCGTTGATCTTCTTAGTCATACGCTTAACATCATCACCATCTGCAATGTCATTTAGGTTGTTTGCATCCCAGAACCAGCAAGCTGACTCAATAGCACCTGCTGGAGTTGCTACATATTCTGCTGCTTCTTCTGCTGTCATGTCAACACTAGCACCAAAACGTGTATAGTTTTCACGTCCAGTCAACTGCTTTAGACCACGACCGCGGAATCTCCAGCCGTCACCTTCTTCTGTATTGCCCATTTTGTACTTACGGAATTCATCCATGTACACATAGTTTGCAATCATTTCTGGCTGTCTGTGATACTCGTCTGCATCACGCTTTGGAGCATCACCAAAATAACGTCCAAACACTGCACGTAGTGCTTTTGCTGAATAGTTTAAGTTTTCTTCTAGGCGTTTAAAGCCGCCTGATTCGTGAGCGCACTGACTTAGGAAGTGTGCGACTCTACGTTCTGTAGTAATTCCGTATTTAGGTAGTAGCTCGCATAATGCGTCATACCAATCATCTGCATCTGCTGAGATAATTTCAGCTAGATGTTCTTTAGTAAAATCAAATTCAAAACTCATTTTATATCCTTTTAACAACTAGGGCTTTGTCCTCATTTTCAAAGACAAGTTTGTCTCCATACTTACTTATGTTATAGTCACCAATATATTTGGTAAGAAAGAGTATCTCTGGATAGCTTTCCATTAGATCAAATTTACCGTCTATCGACTCGTGAATTTCTAATGTATTGCCAAACTCAATAAAATTAAATGCAAGTGGGTCAGCCCATTTCTTCTTAATAACTAAAGTTTCATTAACCATGTCAACTTCATCTAAAAAACTTTTGTTGAAGAAATTTTTAAAATTATTTAAATTTGACTCATTAGCAATAACTATATAACCGTCAGGGTCTAAAGGTATTGACTGAGCCATTTCTTCAGTTGTTGCTGGTTTACTTTTAAAGTCTTTGTAATACCTAAATTTAAAATTACTAATGTTCGATAGTTTACTTACACCATCTAGCATTTCGGTAATTTCGTCAGTTGCACTACGCTGTCTTTCAATTTCAACAAATACTTTATACTTACCATCACTTTGCTCTCCACTTGTGACATCAGCATCTAAAATAAAATCGTATCCTTTTTCAAGAAAATTTGCTAAGTCGTTGGCTGGTTCGTGCCCGTTTACATTAAAACTAATAGTAATAATATTTTTGTCGTCGCCCATTTTTGACTGGAATGAATCAATCTCAAAAATATCTTCAATTAAATCTTTTAAATCACCTTCTCGTAAACTCATTAGATTGTTGCTCCTAAATCTGGAGAATCAATACCTGCGTCAAGCCCTAATGCCTGATCTTCGGATTGTTGTGGTTCTGTCTGTGGAAGATTGGCTGGAACTGCTGGCTCAGTATCGATATCATTTTGTTCTGCATAACTGCTATACATATCAGCAATAAGTTTTTTAGGCATCTGAATTTCTACAATCCAGATAGGATGTCTATCAAGTTTTCCTTTTTTAGTACCATCTCTAACATCTTCCGGTTTTTTAATTTTTCTTGGTTTTAGTATATAGCTTTTTGCATAGCCAATTTTACAATCATATTCTGTTAGACGTTTTGCACCCATTGGATCAGGCATATCTTTTCTGTCCCACATAAATTTACAAGTTACCCAATGACGGCTAATTGTTGGCCCTGATAGCAATTCACCATCTTGCCAGTTTTTATAGACATACATATCAAGTTCTTCTAAAACTCTTTCAAAATCTTTCAATACTTGAAATGCAGTGTTACTACTGTAAATTTTTTCTACATTTTTAATAAGATCGTAAACGTCTTCCATGGAATTTCCTATACTCTAATTATATACTTATTTATCGCCTCTAGGGAGATAACAAATAGTTTTTCATAGTAACACATTTGGTAAATACATTGTAGGACAACTGCTCCTACGAGCAAACAGTCCTACTCCATATTCCATATAGGAGGACACTTAATGGGTGCAAAAAGGAAACAGCGTAATAACGCAAACTCCAGTAATTACACTAATGTAATTAACTTCGATTCACATCAAAAAAAGCAAAATGTAACTATCCTACCAAGAAATAAAAATCAAGAACAATATGTATTAAAACTTCTTGACGACACCAAAAGTATTGTATTTGGCGTCGGTCCTGCTGGTACGGGTAAAACATTACTTGCTGTGCAAGTAGCAGTTAAGTTATTTAAAGAAGGCAAAGTCGATAAAATTATTGTTACTAGACCAGCAGTATCGGTTGACGAAGAACTTGGCTTTTTACCAGGAACGCTAGAACAAAAGATGGCACCCTGGACGAGGCCTATTTTTGATGTGCTAAGAGAATATTTTGATGCACGACAGATAGAAGGAATGATTGAAGAAGGCATCATTGAAATTGCTCCCCTAGCATATATGCGTGGGCGCACATTTAAACAAGCGTTTATTTTAGCAGACGAAATGCAAAACGCAACACCAAACCAAATGAAAATGCTTTTAACTCGTTTAGGTCAAGACTCAATGATGGCAGTGACTGGCGATTTAGCACAGGCAGATAGGCTGAAGGATAACGGTCTAATAGATTTTACTAAACTGTTAGAATCAAGTAATAAATCACACCTGGACGTAGTCCATTTTGCACAAGGAGACATCGAACGTCACGAGGCAGTAACCGAGGTACTACAAGTATACGGCGATAGTTAACGCAGTAAGGAGGGTAAATCGTTATGATTTACCCTCCGACTCTTTCATTAACAAATACAATAAATATTCATTCTTTGTGTATATCAAAGGCCAACTCCAGCCTTTGATAGGAGGACGGCCGGTATCATCGTATAGTATATGCACTATATGATATTTTTTAAACCATATGAGTTTTTTATTAAACGTACTACGCACAGGAAACCAGGCAAATTTTTCTTCGTGCATTTCTTGATCGTCTAACTTACTACCGTAATAGCCATGCCCCATCATACACTAATATTTCCACTTACGCTTATTCTAGTAGCATCTGAATAAAAAGGATATACTTGATGCATTTGCGAACTTCTAAAAATCAGTATATCATTAGTACTTGGATTAAAAGTTAATTGTTCTGGAGTAAATGTACTAGCAAACTGTATCAACCCTCTGCATTGTGCAGTTCCTACCGATTCAAGATGTTCTTTTCTAATTTCTTCTGGAATGTCTAAATACCAAACAAAACTAAATGTCCCGCCGTGGTCGTGAATAGGATTAAATTCATATTTTTCTTGAAAGTTAACCCATAAATCTACAAGTGTATGTTCTGTGTAGTCATCTTTCATTATTTTTTGGAGATGCTGCTTTAGCATATTGTTAATATCATTGATTCCATTGTCACCAATTATATTAAATTCGTCAGGAATACTATATAACAAAAACTGTCGCTGGATATCTCCTGCTAAATTGTTACGATAATCTTGTCTTGTTTGTTCAGATTTTTCTTTTACAAAATTTGTTAAGTTAGGATCAACATGATTATAATAAATCCTATCTATAAAATACTTGTTAGAGTATTCGTAGTCATATATTCCGTAACCTTGTTGTGTCATACTGCCATCGGTGCCTTAATACTGTCCATAGGGTCATAGTTTAGCAGTTTATAATCACTAGTTTTAGTTTCTAATAGTTCTGCAATATTTTCAAACTCTGGCATATCGAGTGTAGGACCAGATACAGGTCTACGCTCTAACTGTTGCTTAACTTGTTCAAAGTGATTACTATAGATATGACAATCTCCACCTGTCCAAATAAACTCACCTAATTCTAATCCGCAGATTTGTGCCAACATGTGCGTAAGCAAACTGTACGATGCAATGTTAAAAGGCACGCCTAAGAACATGTCTGCACTGCGCTGATACAGTTGACAACTTAGTTTGCCATTAATAACTTTAAACTGTGCAAGGGTATGACACGGAGGAAGTGCCATATGTTCTAGTTCATTAGGGTTCCAAGCACTTAAAATAATGCGGCGACTGTCGGGCTCTGCTGTTAGTTGACGAATAATCACAGCAATCTGATCTAATCCTTCGCCATTAAAGTCACGCCACTGACTTCCATATACAGGTCCTAGTTCTTTGTATAAATCGTCGTTGCGATATCCTAGTGCTACACCTTGTGCATTTGCATTAGCAGTCCAGATAGTTGTTTTATCTTCTAGTTCTTCTCTAGGCTTTTCAAATGTACGTTCAGCAAGTCTACGCTCATCTGTACTGCCTTCCAAGAACCACAGCAATTCACCTACAACACTACGCCAAGCAAGTTTCTTTGTAGTTACTGCCGGAAACTCACTATGTGATAGTGGAAAACGCATTTGATATCCAAATACTGTGCGTGTGCCTACACCAGTCCTGTCGCTTACATCTTCACCGTTTTCTAAAATATATTCTAGGGCATTAAGATATTTTTTCATCTTTTTCCTTTTTAATTGGATTGTCGTAGTAGTCGTGTGTGCCAGCACGATATCTTTTTTTGCGCTCGTCAATTATAACAGACGATTCCCAAACAATCCATCCCATTACAATTACCAGCA